AGATGAAGAAGGCAAATAAGCATACGAGAGCTGGAAGTCAAGGAAAAAACATATATTGCCCGTGCGGAAAGGCAACTCATGTGTATCACTTTAACTGGATCGGATTAGGATGCAAGTGCGGAGAGATGGTATCGAAGGAGGATTGGTATATAGAAGATCCGAAGATCTTAGGTAAGAAGGATCCGCTCGTAGAGTTGATCTTTAGAGATCTAAAGGAGAACGGGATAGAGAATGATTAAGCAGACGGGCTCTTCTCTGATGCTGGTAAACAAGGCAAACTATTATACGCTCATTGAGATAATGATACAATTAGATAGGAGAGGCAAACTAGCACCACACGAGAAGGAGTTTCTCCGTAATTTAGTAGACTATGAATAGAAGAGGAAGAAGGATCAACGATCGATTACTTAAGAAGCTGATCGAGCAGGAGATGAAGAAGGCTAAAAAACAAGAAATCAAAAAAGAGGTTTCATAATTATGGAGATAGTAGATATTCGTCAGGTTCGCTCGAACCCTGACAACCCAAGAGTTATTAAAGGGGATAAGTTTAAGAAGCTAGTGAAGAGCATAAAGGAGTTCCCTGAGATGCTGGAGCTTCGACCTATTGTAGTCAATAGCGATATGATCGTGCTAGGAGGTAATATGAGACTCAAGGCGTGTGAGGAAGCTGGACTCAAAGAAGTGCCTATCCTCTACGCTGATAAGCTAACGGAGGAGCAGCAGAAGGAGTTCGTAATAAAAGACAATTCTAGCTTTGGCGAATGGGACTGGGACATACTCGCTAATGAATGGGATACGGATAAGCTGACGGACTGGGGCTTAGATCTTCCCGTAACCTTTGATGAGGACGAGGAGAATAATTATAGCCGTAAGATCGAGCCACCAACATATGAACCTTCCGAAATCAAACCTGACTACGCACACCTCGTAGATAAGAGTAAGATGCAGAAGCTACTGAATGAGATAGAGCTTAGTAATATAAGCGAATCCGACAAGGAGTTCCTACGACTTGCAGCTTACCGACACCTAGTATTTAATTACGGGCGTATAGCGGACTTCTATGCAAACTCTGATAAGGAAGTGCAAGAGCTGATGGAACGATCAGCACTCGTTATTATAGACTTTGATAAAGCGATAGAAGGTGGATATATAGAACTCTCTAAAACGCTTAACGATTTATTTAAGACGGACTACAATGAGGAATAAGGACTTCGCTGCATTGATCCTGACACACGGCAGACCGAATAAGGTAAAGACTTACAAGAGCCTTCAGAAGGCTGGATACACTGGTCGTATAGTGATCGTCGTAGATAATGAGGATGATACGATAGAGGAGTATAAGAAGCAGTTCGGTAAGGATGTCGTAGTATTCGATAAGCTGGAGATCTCAAGGAGGTTTGATACTGGAGATAACTTCGATGATCGTAGAGCTATTATATACGCTCGTAACGCTAGTTTTGAGATCGCTAAGGATCTCGGTATAAAATACTTCATACAACTGGATGACGACTATCAGGACTTTCGCTATAAGTTTAACGCCGACCTTGAGTATGGCGACTTTCAGATCTATGACCTCGACTCGGTATTCGATGCGATGCTAGATTATTACAAGAAGATTCCAGCGAAGGCAATTGCTATGGCTCAGGGTGGTGATTTTATCGGAGGTAAGAAAGGATCTTTCGCTACGAAGATGAAGCTAAGAAGGAAGTGCATGAACACTTTTATTTGCAGTACGGATAGACCTTTTCAATTTGTCGGTAGGGTTAACGAGGATGTGAATACCTACACGAACCTCGGAGCAAGAGGTGATCTCTTCTTAACGATACCGAACTTAGCTATAAGCCAACCTACGACACAATCAAATAGCGGAGGAATGACGGAGCTCTATTTGGATAGCGGTACTTATGTCAAGAGCTTTTACTCGGTTATGTATTCACCTTCGAGTGTGAAGATTGCACCAATGGGAAATAAGAACAAGAGGCTGCACCATAAGATCTCGTGGAATAATGCCGTACCAGTTTTACTGAATGAAAAGCATAAGATACGATGAACAAAACCGAACAACATAAAAAGGCAATGCTCGAAGCCCTCGAGAAGTCTCTCGGAGTGGTAACGACTGCGTGTCTACAAGTGGGGATAGGGAGGACGACTCACTATCAATGGCTAAAGGAAGATCCTGAGTACAAGGAGGCGGTAGATGATATTGAGAATGTAGCGATAGACTTTGCGGAGACTCACCTGCACCAGCAGATTAAGAGTGGGAATCCCAGCTCGACTATCTTCTATCTAAAGACTAAAGGGAAGCGAAGAGGATATGTAGAGCGACAAGAGATCGCTCACGAAGGGCTAAAGACTTTCACTATCGAAGAGCTGGATGAGCAAGATCCGAGTTAACAAAGTATACGGACACCTTAAGAGATCCGACAAGAAGATTATCGTAGAGCAGGGAGGTACCCGATCGGGAAAGACTTTCAATATACTGCTTTGGATAATCTTTGACTATTGCACTAGGAATGCGAATAAGACTATTACGATAGCGAGAAAGACTTACCCAGCTCTTAGATCCTCAGTGATGAGGGACTTCATAGATATACTGAAGGCGAACGATCTCTATCGTGAGGAGGATCATAACAAGTCTAATAGTGAGTATATCTTAAACGGGAACCTCGTGGAGTTCATTTCTATGGACCAGCCTCAGAAGATTAGAGGACGGAAGAGGGATCTCGCTTTTTTGAATGAGGCTAACGAACTGACCTTTGAGGACTGGCAGCAGATTGTCTTTCGTACTAATGGGAGGATCGTACTGGATTACAACCCGTCGGATACTTTCCACTGGATCTATGATCGAGTAATAACTCGAGACGATGCAGACTTTTATCAGACTACATATAGGGACAATCCTTTCTTAGATAAAACGATCGTAGACGAGATAGAGCGACTTAAGGAAACGGACGAGCATTACTGGAGAGTCTACGGATTAGGAGAGAGAGGTACGAACCGAGCTCAGGTATTCCAGTTTAACACCTTTAAGGAGATTCCAAGCGGTGCGAAGTTCCTAGCGTATGGACTGGATTTCGGGTTCACTAATGATCCGAGTGCGTTGGTGGCTTGTTATCAAAAGGGCAACGAACTATACTTTGAGGAGAAGCTATATTCAACGGGACTGACGAATCAGGATTTGTCTTACAAATTCAACGAACTGGAGATAAGTAGGTACGAGGAGATCTATGCAGATAGTGCTGAGCCTAAGAGTATCGAGGAGCTCCATAGAATGGGGTGGACGATAAAACCTACGACGAAGGGTAATGACTCTATCAATGCAGGAATCGATATGCTTAAGAGATACAAGATATTTGTGAAGGGTCCGAACCTGATGAAGGAGATGGAGAATTATCGATGGCTAGAGGATAAGAACGGGAACCTATTGAACAAGCCCGAAGATAAATATAATCATACGATCGATGCCGTGAGGTACGGAGTATATAATAAACTAAGCAAACCGAATTATGGTAAGTACGCAATCCGTTAAAATAGAGATCCCTGAGAGCTTATCAGATATCAAGATAAGTGTATACAAGAAGTTCATGTCGTTAGTCTCTGAGGAGAACGCTACGGAGCTGGGCTTGTATCTATTCTGCGGACTGAGTCCTCAGCAGCAGGAGGGGATGAAGAAAAGAGATCTCGATGAGATAGGAGAGGCAATAGGATTAGTGCTAAGCGAGAAGCCTTCGCTCGTAAAGACTTTCAACTATAAGGGGAAGGACTACGGATTTCATCCTAAGCTGGAGGATATCTCTCTCGGAGAGTATGTAGATCTAGACGAGCTCTTAAAAGAGCCGTATAAGAATGCAGAGAAGATATTAGGGATCTTATATAGACCTATTACTAAGAAGATGTACGGACGATATGATATAGAGCCGTATGATCCTGAAGTGCATAACGGGCTTGGATTTCAAGACCTGACGGCAGATATACTCGTGGGGTGTATGCTTTTTTTTTATCGTTTAGAGATCAGATTACGAATACATTCGATACGCTCTTTACTGGAGAAGGAGAAGGAGACGAACCCAGCTTTGATGTCCAAACTAACTTCGCAAAAAAGTGGGGATGGTATGGAGCAGTATATCAACTCGCTGGAGGAAGCGTACTCAAACTTGATCAAGTAACTGAGCTCCCGTTAAGGTCTGCACTGACCTTCCTCGAATATGAGATGGATAAGATGCAGGTAGAGAAAACGATAGCGAAAAAAAATTCGTCTAATCGCTAGGATATTAAAAATCTATTTCGATATCTTGCAGTATCATTAAAGAAATAGAGAGATGACACGATTTGAAACATTAAACGGAGAGAGCTTAGGAGTAACCTTCTTCGGTGGATCTAGTTTAGGTAAAGTACGATTCGTAACCAAAAGCGAATGGGAGATGCTTTGGTCTTTAGATGAGTCCGAAGAGGTGATATCAGAT